AATCTTTACTGTTTTCTGGAATAAGTTTCATTGGGAAATTCTCGGCTCGGAGAGCCCACACTTCAGTATCAAAACCCGTCATCCTCGTCATAAGGTCATCCAAATGAGACAACCTACGAAGGGATGTGCAATGCTTTACGAGTTCAGTATTGAGGCTCATTTTCTATATCATTTACGGTTGATTTTTTTAAGTGTATTATTAAAAGTCGACTCTAGGCGCAAGACGTTTGCCAAATGCTTTAATCTTAAATATTCGTTCTCTCTTTTTAAAATCTTCACATCTTTGCGAAATTTCATGAAGTCTAACCTGTGCTTCGAGAACTTTGTCATTTGAGTGGTACTCTTCGTGCTTTACAGTAGGTTCCCATGAATCAAATTTAGAGTAAAGTCGCTCCTTTTCTGTATTCCTCGCTTCAATTTCTTTGTATCGTTCGATTTCACTACAACACGAAATATATTGCTCCATGTAATCACGTGACTGTTCGTTTTTGAGTTCGTCCATTTTTGCTCGAATTATGTCGATGGCGGGATCATACAAACTTGATTTTTGTTCTCCAAAAATTTGATTCACGCGGAGAGTTCGAAGAATCACATTTAAATCACTCAGTGCCATGTCGTAAATACGATTTTCTTGGTGCGCGCGGGCACGAATGGTGCGAATTAATTTCGATGAGGTTTTTCCATATCGTGATTTGGACGTCTGTACAGAGAGTGTTCGTGGCTTGGCAGAAAGCGAGGCGGAAATCGCTGGTCGTGCAACCATTTTGCATTATACACTCACGATTCCTTTATAAGCTTTGGGAAGTTGAAGAATCACTTCTTCACCCACTTCGTTAAAAGCGATGACTATTTCGTAGTCACCGTTATCAATTTTACATTTTGTGTCTTCTTTCACAGACTTAGGTACAAAAAAATCAAAAAACCGAGTGTAAAAACTCATTCTTCTTTCTTTTTACTAAGATGTTCTTCTTCGAGTTTCTTTTTTTCAGACCGAATCGTTTTCAAAAATCGGTGGGGGTATTCAGTAAATTTAGACCAACTAAAATCGTCAATTGAATATTCAATATATTCTGGTACGTGCGCGATAAACACAACAGATGCCTTTATGAATTTATAAACGCACGTAGTAGTTATAGCGTAGCAGAATGCACGTGGGTAAAGCCACCACATATATGTGTTTATATGTTACTTTTTTTATCTAACTTAACTACAAGATGAACCTACATGAAGTTCCAAAGAAAGTTCAGTACGTAACCGTGGACTCAGAATTTGTGAGTGGTTCTAATAACACGTTTACGATCGATTTTTCACTCGATTCAAATGTGCATATGGAAGACATGACAAAAGTCATAGGCTTCAAAGTTGTGGATTTCTATGTTACTCAAGTCGGTGAAAGCGATGGCACCGGAACGACAAATGTTTCTAAATATATAGATGTGGTGTGCGAAGACATACCAAAACGTGCACAAATACTGGACGAAAGAAATGGTGAAATACTCGCGAGAATACCACTCGAAAGAAGCTTTTCCGGAAGTAACACGTTTATCATGAGAGACAAACAATGGAGATCATTTCACAGAGAAACTGCATTATTTAATCCAATATCTATACAAAAGACGCATTTTAAACTTTATGAATCACAGGGTGATGGCGATTACGAATTATTAAAACCGAATGTATCGTTCTACATGATAATAGAGATAACCACCGTAGACGTAAAGGAAAAGCCCCGAAATAAAGAGGTTCAAATTTTAGAAGCACTCGATCGGTTGATGTCTAAAATAGACAATCTCAATCATAACGTAAAAAAATTACCGGATGCCGACCAGTTAGAGAAAGCTAGAAAGGAAACAAAAAAATACCCATTTAGCTATCTTGTTATAATGATAGTCCTAATATTAGGAGGTGTCTACTATATCATGCCTAAGCAGACGTCGATGCCTCCACCTTCTTTTTAACTCGGCGAACCACTTTCTTAACAACCTTTGGTTTTTCTGGTTCTGGTGCCGGGGCTGGAGCGACTGGCTCCGGTACTGGAGCTGGAGCTGGAGCTGGAGCCACGGGTTCTGGCGCGGGGGCTGGCTTGGCGGCTCCATCAATTTCATCAACCAAACGTAACAAGATGTCATAGACATGTTTCTTGTTGATGCGAAGAGACTTCATTTCATCACGGATTTCTTGCCTGATAGATTCCATTGTAATATACATAAAGGAAATATTATCTTTAAATGTAATGCTCGTCATAGGACCAAGTCTTCTGAGTGGAATCGGACAACACGCTAAAAAGTATACCGAACTTTTCCCTGATTGGGAATATACCGAAATTCAAAATGACATACCTGTATGTGAAAGAGCGTTCATATTCGCTTTACCTATCGAGTATTGGTTTCAAAAAATACCAGAACTCAAGAAAAAGGTCAAACACTTACATTGTATGACGGTGTGTGAAACCGAAACCGTACACGAAGACTATGGTAAATTGTTTTCGTTTTTTGACAGAATTGCAGTTCCGAGTGAGTTTTGCAAAAAAGTGTTCTCGAGACAATTTCCAGATACCAAATTTTATGTCGTTAGAGCACATATACCCACCGAAGACAAATACACCTTTTATCACATTGGAAACGTCGCTGACCAACGAAAGAATTTTAGAGATATTCTCGAAGCGTTCGTGCGCCTCAATAAGCCCGACACAAAGCTTATAGTGAAAGCCACGTGTAATCAACCCATCAAAATTAACTTACCAAATGTAGAAGTCATAAATGGTCTGATATCTGATGAAGACCTGGATAAAATACATAGATTATCAGATTGTTACGTGAGCTTTTCTAGTTCAGAAGGCGTTGGTATGGGTGCTGTTGAGGCCGCCATCCGAGATAAACCTGTCATTATTACAAATTATGGGGGTGCACCCGAATATGTAAAAACACCGTATACGATTGATTGTGAACTTCAAGAGTTGCAGAATGATGACTTCTTGTTTAAGAAAGGTATGCAGTGGGGCAAACCAAACAAAGAACAACTCTTGGAATTCATGAATGATGCGTATGAAAAACGACTGAGATACATGGATCACTCACACACGAAATGGATGGTTGGAAAAGAACACGTATCACAACAATTCATCGATGATGTAATTGGTAATGAAAACGATGAGCCCGGTGAGAATAGCACCTGAAGCAATGGCACCCTTTTGAGCAATAAGCATGGAGACGATATCATCAATGAAACCAATGTTTGTGGGTTTCTTTACATTTTCGGGGACAATTTTTGCGATAGCTACATAGAGGGCCATGGCGATTATAACTGGTCTTAATGTTTCTTGGTCTAACATTTACAATACACTAATATTTTGATTTTGGCTGATGTTTCTTACAGAATCCACCACACGTAGCTCTAAATCCACACGACTTGCCAGCCAATGTCACTGCCTGACAAGTGTGCACCACGCGCCTTTTTTCTACTATCTGCTCTGGAGCTTTATCTAAAAAGTGAATGACCTTACCATCCCTTTCTTTTCGAAGTTGTGCGTATTTTTGTTTCATCTTCCACGTTGCATGCGCGAGTTTCTTGCATCTATCGGTGGGCGATTCCGCTCGATACATACGCATGGCGTCGGCGAGGCACTGTTCGTAGGACATCTTTAGAATGTTGTAATTACAAGGGTAAGAATAGGTGACTTAGGATATAGAACTGCACAATTTTTCAGAAACAAATGAAATTGCTGGAACAGATACCGCATTACCAGGGAATAACTCTATGAAACGCTTTTTCATTCTACTACAAGTAACTCCAATTTTTAATTTTGATTACACTATAGATGTATCTCTTATTATGTGAAACCACATTGGAAATGAATGCCTAACACCACTACGTATTTCAGTTATACCATGCACGTAATCTATATTAGATGGGAATAAAACAAGTTTTCCCTTTTCTGGTTCAATACTCACAAGTAATTCCGGAAAAAATATTTTACCACCCTCAAAATCATCATTAAGATACAATATAGCAGTATAGTCTCTAATTTCGGTACCCGGGTGAATGTGAAGATTTCCGGTAAAAAGATTCACTGTATCACAATGTGGTAGCATACGTTGTCCGGGATACCACGAGACTACGTCAGTATAAGTCAACCCAACTTTATGACCAAATGTTTCGAATGCTTTATTTTTAATTCTATCTATAATATCCGTTAATACATCACGTGATGGAAATGATTCTACACATCTACTTCTACCCGCATAAAATTGAAATACTTTATCCTCTGGTATAGTTGGCGTAGATGGTATCTCACCGACAATTTTGTCACATGTGGTATCATGAACAAACTTGGGTATTTCGTATATATCCATTATATAATTAGTTATATAAATTTATATTGTCATTTGCGCGCGGGTGTGTAATCAAAGACCCCTACCTTTGTTTTTAAAAATAGCTTAAGTGGGAGCCCCGTTTATTAAAAATCAAGTAAAAATGAGTGAAAGCATTCAAAAACTTACCCACGTCGAGCACATCTTGAAGAGACCAGACTCATATGTTGGTCCTGTTGCTCGCGTTGGTGAACAGTATTGGGTCAAGGAAGGTGATGGTTTCGAAAAGAAAACCGTCATCTATGCACCGGCACTTCTTAAGATTTTTGACGAAATTCTTGTCAATGCCATCGATCGTAATTCACTCTATCCAAAACAGGTAACGTCCATCTCCGTCAACATCGACCGAGAGAAAGGTGAAATCAGTGTCGAGAACAACGGGCCTCTCGGAGGCATCGCGGTCAAGGAACACGAAAAAGAGAAGATTTGGAATCCTGAACTCACGTTCGGACATCTTCTCACGAGCACAAACTATGATGATTCACAGCAACGCGTTGTTGGCGGTAGAAATGGATATGGGGCAAAACTCACGAACGTGTACTCGAGTAAATTCTCCATCAAAATCAAGGATTCCGAAAACAAGACGACGTACACGCAAGAGTGGACAGATAACATGAAGACATGCGGAAAGCCGAAGATGCGTAGCTACTCCGGAACGACATCAAGTGTATGCGTCACGTTTACACCAGACTGGTCAAGATTCGGTATGAAATCAATGGATGAACACATCTTCAAGATCTTCGAGAAGCGTGTTTACGATGCAAACATTTGCACCACATCCGGATGTAAAGTCAAGTTCCAAGGAGAAGCTCTTCCAAAAACTGCATTCAATGAATATGCTAAAATGCACACAAAAACAGACGAAGTTTGTACATTCAGTTCAGATAGGTGGTCTGTGTGTGTCGCGCCATCCGAAGATGGATTCGAACAAGTGTCGTTCGTAAATGGTATTTGTACGACCAAAGGTGGAAGTCATGTAGACCACGTGGCGGGTATTCTCGCGTCGAACATCATCGACGAGATGGCAAAGAAAATCAAACTCAAACCGCAACAAGTGAAGAATGCATTCATGGTTTTCGTGAAGGCAACACTCGTGAACCCAACGTTCAGTAGTCAGGTCAAGTCCGAGTGTACTCTCAAACCACAGGAATTTGGGAGCAAATTTGAGCCAACGAAAAAGCTCATCAAAGATATTCTCAAAACGAATGTACAATCCGAACTCATGGCACTGTCCAAGTTCAAAGAAATGAAAGAGCTTCAAAAAACGGATGGTGCGAGAAAGTCTAAAATCACCGGCATACCAAAGTTAGATGATGCAAATAAGGCGGGTACTGCACAATCTGGAAAGTGTACGCTCATCATCACAGAGGGTGATTCAGCGAAATCACTCGCAGTCGCTGGACTCTCTGTAGTTGGACGTGATTATTACGGGGTATTTCCACTTCGCGGTAAGTGCAAAAATGTGAGAGATGCATCTGTCAAACAACTCACGGAGAATAAGGAGTTCAGTGACCTCAAGAAGATTTTAGGTCTTCAACAAGGTAAGGTGTATACGTCGCTCAGTGAACTCCGATACGGTCGTCTCATGATCATGACGGATGCCGATACTGATGGAAGTCACATCAAGGGTCTTGTACTCAATATGATTCATTACTTTTGGCCGAGTTTACTTGACCTAAATTTCGTGGTGAGCATGGTCACACCTATCATCAAAGCCACCAAGGGTTCTCAAACCATGTCTTTCTACACAGATTCCATGTTTAGAATGTGGTATGGAAATGGGAGACCCGGTTGGAAGATTAAGTACTACAAGGGTCTCGGTACTTCCACGTCTGCCGAGGCTCGAGAGTATTTCAAGAACATCGAACAGCTCACGGTTAAATTTGATACAGACGAAAAAACAGATGATTCTGTAGTACTCGCATTCGATAAAACAAAGGCTGATTCTCGTAAGACGTGGCTCTTAGAAAGCACCGAAAAAGAGAGTTCGGAACTTGAAATCCCATACGGGAATGTCGAGAGAATCAATATCACAGAATTCATTCACAAGGATCTTGTAAATTTCAGTCTTGCAGATTTGAAGCGTTCTATTGCACACGTGTCTGACGGTCTCAAGCCCTCTCAAAGAAAGGTCATGTATTCATGCTTCAAAAAGAATTTGACGAATGAAATGAAAGTCGCACAATTGGCGGCATACGTCGCAGAAACATCGGCATATCACCATGGAGAAGTGTCTCTTGCGGATACGATCGTAAAATTAGCACATAATTTTACTGGTTCGAACAACATCAACCTTCTCGAGCCGTGTGGTCAATTCGGTACGAGACTCATGGGTGGTAAAGATGCGAGCCAAACGAGGTACATCTTTACGAAGCTCACAAAACATGCAAGAAAACTCTTTGATGCTAGAGATGACGCGGTACTCAAGTATCTCGATGATGACGGCAGACCCATCGAACCA